GATCAAACACTTGTTTCAGTTAAAAACTCAAACAATTTAGCTGCTTTAAATTTAATTGGTAATTATCCAAACACAAAGAATTTGAGAGAATCAACTGCACCAGCTTTATTATTTGATTACTTAGCTGGCGATTGGACTCCTATTAATGGTGAAGTAACAATAGTAGTTAATACTGCTAAATATGTAAAAATTGGTAGACAAGTTACAGTATCTTTTGACTTAACATGGCCAGCAACTGCAAACGCATCAGTTACTTATATTGGCGGATTGCCTTTTGGACTTGCAACAAATTCACCTTGTTCTGGTGTAGTTGGTTCATCAACTGGTGCAAATGCTCAATTTTTATTTGCTGACCCAGCAAATCAAGTAGTCTATATTCAAAGAAATTCTGTAACATCTAATACTAATGCTGATCTTTCTACATATCGTATGAAAGGTTCTATAACCTATATTACAGGAGGTTAGATGAAAACCATTGAGAATATTAAAATTGTTGGTCGCTATCGAATGATTTTTGACTTAGTAGAACGCAATGATGCAAAGGATATAATATCAACTGAATTAGTATTTGCACCTTTTGATAGAACTGGCGCTAATTATTCTGCTCAAGCTACAAGTTACATAGAAAACCGTGCTAGTTCGGACAACTAGAAACCTTAATATCTGATTAGATAATCAGGTTGGAAACAAGGAAATATTATGGCACTAACAAAAGTAGTATCTGCTGATTTAATTGAAATCATTGAAAATGGCATTGTACAAGTACGTACTAAAACAGTTATTCTTGAAGATGGTTTAGAAATTAGCAGTAAGTTTCACCGCCATGTTGTAGCCCCTGGCGATGATTACAGCGCTGAAGAAACACGTGTTAAAGCTATTTGTGCTGCTACACATACACAAAGTGTTGTGGATGCGTATAAAGCAGCACTTGACAACGCCGCAGTTTAAGCATATATTTTGTAACAACGTACTAGCCGTTAGCTAGGGATTCTTAGGAGTCATAGATGTCTGAAGAACAAGAAGTAGTCTTAGCGGACTCAACTGCCGCGCCAGAGCAGGTAGCAACAGCAGCTCCTGATACTGAAGTAACATCGCTGGAAGAAAAGCCACTTGAAGCATCTAAAACCTTCACACAAGAAGAATTAGACGCCGCGATTGGAAAACGACTTGCAAGAGAACAACGTAAGTGGGAAAGAGAACAGAACGCCAAGCGAGCAGAAATGCAAACAAGGGCGATTCCAGCCGAAATCCCGTCAGTCGATTCGTTTAACTCGCCCGAAGAATATGCTGAAGTATTAGCAGAACGTAAGGCAGAAGAACTAATTACTAGGCGTGAACAAGCTAGAGCGCAGTCTGATCTTTTAGAGTCTTACCACGACAGAGAAGAAGAAGCGCGGACGAAGTATGATGACTTTGAACAAGTCGCATATAACCCCAAGCTACCAATTACTGACGTGATGGCTCAAACGATTCAATCTTCCGATGTTGGCCCCGATATGGCTTATTACCTAGGGTCTAATCCAAAAGAAGCTGAACGTATATCTCGCTTATCACCTTTCATGCAGGCCAAAGAAATAGGGAGGATTGAAGCGAAGTTAAGCGACAACCCGCCTGTAAAAAAGACTTCAAACGCTCCTGCACCGATTGCACCTGTCACAGCTAGAGGTTCTGGCTCGCCAGCATACGATACAACTGATCCTCGTTCGATTAAGAACATGAGTACGTCAGAATGGATTGAAGCTGAACGAAACCGACAGATCAAGAAGTACGAAGCATTGAGAAACCGCTAACTATTTTATAAAAGGACTTTATTATGTCAAATTCGATCTTAACGATTGATATGATCACAAGAAAAGCTCTCGAAATTCTTGAGAACAACCTTGTGATTACTCGTAACGTAAACCGCCAATACGACGATTCTTTCGCCGTTGAAGGTGCCAAAATTGGATCCACACTCCGTATTCGTCTACCAGACCGTGCTTTGGTAACTGACGGTGCCGCCTTGCAAGTTCAAGACGACAACGAACAGTTCACAACTTTGACTGTTGCTAGTCAAAAGCATATCGGTGTCAACTTTACATCTGCTGAATTAACTATGCAGTTAGATGACTTCGCAGAGCGTGTTCTAAAACCTCGTATTAGCCAGTTAGCCTCAAGTATTGATGCTGACGTAGCTACTTCTTTCAAGAGCATTTATCAGTCTGTTGGTACACCAGGCACAGTTCCATCAACTTCTTTGGTCTTGTTACAAGCTCAACAGAAATTGAACGAAGCTGCTGCTGTAATGTCTCCACGGTACGCTACTGTAAACCCTGCTGCTAACGCTGGCTTGGTTGAAGGTATGAAAGGCTTATTTAACCCAACTGACACTATCAGCCGCCAATTCAAGAACGGTATGATGGGTGAAGGCGTATTAGGGTTTGAAGAAATCAATATGAGCCAATCTATCAGTCAGCATACAACTGGTACAACTCCAACTGCACCAATCGTAGCTGCTACTGTAACTGCTGAAGGTTCTACATCATTAGCAATTAGCTTTACTACAGGTTCACCAACTTTCAAAATTGGTGACGTGTTTACTGTTGCTAACGTATATGCTGTTAACCCACAGACTCGTCAGTCAACAGGTTCACTACAACAGTTTGTTGTAACTGCTGATCTGAACATTTCTTCAACCACAACTGGTACCCTAACAGTATCGCCAGCGATGTATACCTCTGCTAACGCATTGGCTACTATCAATGCGTTCCCTGTTTCAGGTGCTGCTTTAACTTTCCTAGGTGGATCCGCAACTCAGTACCCACAAAATTTGATCTATCATAAAGATGCGATCACTTTTGCAACTGCTGACTTGCTATTACCACAAGGTGTAGACATGGCTTCACGTCAAGTTCACAACGGTATCTCGATGCGTATAGTACGTCAGTACGACATCAACAATGACCGTTTACCTTGCCGTATTGACGTTCTATACGGATTCAGCGTAATCCGACCACAAATGGCTTGCCGTCTGTGGGGTTAAACCTAAATGCTCCCGTGTAAGCGGGGGCTTTTTTAATATTTAAGGAGAATTATTATGGCATTACCTAATGGTGCAGGTGGTTATCAGTTTGGTGACGGTAACTTAACCGAAATTAACATGGTTACTCAAGTAACCCCAACAGCTAAAACAGCAGCAGCAGTTTTAACAGCCGCTGAATTAGCCACAGGGATTATTACTTTTGATGGAACTGCGGGTGCTTTAACAGTACCTACAGGTGCTTTGTTAGATGCTGCGTTTCCTAGTATGAAAGTTAATAGCTGCTTTAGCTTTAATATTATTAACTTAGATGGAACCGATGCTGCAACTGTAACGGCTAGCACAGGTTGTACGCTAGTTGGTGTAGCTGCTGTTGCGGCTAATACAGCTTGTACTTGGCGTGTTCGTAAGACTGCCGATGCAACATATGTATTTTACCGCGTAGCTGGTTAATGTAACCCCCCGCCCCACGGGGCGGGATTAACTTTTTTTGGAAATAATAAAGGAGTTTTAATCATGGCAAATAACAAACCCATTGGCGTTGCATACGCCGATCCACAATTAGATTCGTATCAAGTTGGTAGTTCTAACGATCCTATTTCTATTACTTCAGCAGGTGTTTTAAATGGTAGCTATGCTACTACTTCAGCTACTTCTGGCGATACCCGTTTAAATTACGAAAAATTAACCTTTACTTCTACAGGTTCAGGCGAAACTTTGCGTGCTTTTTCTGTGGTCACAGGTACTAATGCGGCTACTGCGGGCACAATCAATGGCGCCCACATTTCTTGTGAGATCAACGGTAACTCCGCTAGCATTTCTGGCGCGGCTAACGCAATCCGTGCTACTTTGGGCGGCAACGATGCTACCCCTGGTGGTACTTTGGCAGCAATTCAATTGGACTCCAATTTTGCTGCTGGCGTAACTTTGCCTGGCGTTACTGCATTTATGCGCGTGACTGATAGCAACACCGTAAAAGTTGGTTCGTTGCTTAATAT